GTTAACTGAGCCTGCGTTGCCGATGAAGAACGACACGAGCAGCTCGGGGGACAGCTTGACAATGCTCTGCGCCGTCTTGCTGGCCTCCACGACCGCTCGGCTGAACATGAGCTCGTCCCCGAGCCCTTGCTCGCCAGTGACAAACAGGCGCTTGCCTGATATGTCGCCCCAGTGCTCCAGGTACGGTACGTTCTGGGTGCGCAGCGCGACATAGTATGGCTGCATCTCCGGGGAAGCCCAACGGTAGCCGTAGTTGCTGAACCCCTCGACGACCTTGCCGTTGTGCAGCTGCACGATGGACAGCATGTAGCGGGCCATGGGATCGTCGCCGAACTCCAGCACCTCCTGGTAGCTGAGCTCGGCCATCTTGTACGCGCCAGCCTTCTGGTAGGCCATGGCAATGTTCATGGTGATGGCCTTGTGGTCAGCGGTCTCGTTCAGCGGGACCTGGCTGCGCACCGTCTGAAACAGCTTGACGATGCCAAGGAAGTCACCTTTGGCTTCGAGCTTCGGAACATCGGTGTTCAGGTTGATGTTCATAGCACGTGCTTTTTGAGCGCAGCCACTGCCACCGGCACGATCGGCTCGATCAGCTCCAGCATGGCCTGGGCGTAAACACGGATCTCATACTGGGCATGCTCGTGCAGCCGCAGGCGCAAGAAGTTGGCCAGGTTGTGCAGGTCCACCGTGGCGAACATGTGGCTGTACGTGTTGACCGGCAGCACACCACGGGCCAGCTCACGGGGGCAGCCCTCGGCAAGCAGTGCATGGTAGGTCGCAAAGGCACCTTCGCCAGCCGACAGAATCGCCTGCTGAATGTGCACAGACAGTGGGTGCTCCTTGTCAGTCCGCATCTGCTTGTTGTTGGCCGACTGCGTGGTGATCTGGCTGACCTCTGGGATATAAAACTCCTCCGGCAGCTCAGAGTACCGGGCGGACACCTCGTTGAAGCTCCACGTCCGGTGCCGGTGCCACTGGCGGAGCACGAAGATCGGCGCCTTCACCTCGAAGGTGAACTGCACGCACTCAAGGGGAGAAGTATGGTGGTTCTTGACCAGGTAGTCGATGAGCTTGGCGTCTTTGCCCTCATCAGCACCAGCACGCCACTCGGCGTCATACGAGACCCTTGCAGAGCGCACGATGGAGAGGTCAGATCCCATGTGGTCGACCAGCCTGACAAGGCCGTGGTTGAGAACTTTGATTTTATTCATGATGTAAGTCTTAATGTTGTTCGTCGCAGCAGGTCGGCTTCGACCGCGGTATGCAGCGCCTGAATGTCCTGGTCTATGAGGGTGTTCAAACGAGGTGCAAGTGCAAAGGCGAGCAAGCCCGGGTAACACGCTGGCAGCAAGTGCCGAACAGCATCTTCTGCCATGGAAAAGCTGTATGCGTTCATTTGGTGGTTGCTGCTCTCCGCCATGTCGATGAGCTGATACCGGCCATAGAGCGTATGGTTCACAGGTCTCTCCGATCCCGCAGACCCAGAAACACAGGGTGACGCGGCTTGTCTTTCACGCCGACAGGGAAGAACTTGTACTTGGCGAGCTTGCCGAGGTACTCGTCTTGTCGGGCCCAGAAGGTGCCGCGCTGCAGGGCCGTAAGTCCAGTTCCAATTGAGAACTCGACTCCGGTGTGGATGTCTCTGACGAGAAACGCACCCAGTGTGTCTTTGCCCACAAGACCCGCCTGTGCTGTGCTGCGTTTAGTTCTGCCCAGTTCATTTGTTTGTGCCTCGTTACCGTTGAACATCTCTTCCTCGAAGCCGATGATCTCAGCCTCACTGTCCTCAAAGCGCTTGACCTTGAGCAGGTAGCCTTCGTTGACGGTGGAGCGACCGAACTTGTACGGAGCGTTGGGGCTGCGCAGGATGATGCCCTCGTAACCCTCGGCCACAGACGAGGCCTCGTACTCGAGCATCTCGTCTTCGTTGTGCATCAGGTTCTGCGCCAGCAGCGTGATCTGGTGGAAGTCGCTCCAGACGCCAGCACCCAGCGTGTCGAGCATGATGTCGCGGCGCGCCTCGAAGGTGCCTCCGCAGGCATGGTGGTCGAACACATAGAAGGTATAGGCCGGGGTCTTGTCGTAGGCCATGACGTTCGAGACCGACTCGTTGTAGCACGTCGGGCTGGTGGGCTCGCCCACAATCAGTTCGCCGTCCAGGCCGTTCAGCCTGGCGTGGCTCAGCTGACTGTAAATGTGCTTGTTCGGGATCGGCTTGAGCGTGCGGCTCAGTGCCTTGCCGTCCACGATGCTGCAGCGGATGCCGTCGAGCTTGGGGCTGGCGTACACCGGATAGCGGATCTTGGAGAAGTCTGCGGCCACTGCGAGGGTTGGTTTGAAAGCGCTCATTTGATCTTCACCAGTAGATTTTTCATGCTCCATCCACAAAGGCAGATGAAGACGTCGTCAATCAGCTCTTTGCCTTTGATGTCTGCGGTCTCATATAGGTTGACCAGCAGCAGGCTGTCGTCAGCATCGTCTTCGGCCATAGCGCGGCGAACGCAGTCGATTAGGGTCATCTCATGTCCTTTGGTTAGATTTCATTACAAGGCTCAGAGCCTTCTGAGCCAGCGTGTCGCCCATACGGGCGCGGTTCACAACAGCCTGGCCGGTGGCCTCGGCGCTGGGCATACCCAGCACCATCACCCGCCACTTGCTGGTCTCCAGGTCGTAGACGTGCTCCAGAGCCCACCCCTGCGCGGCGGCGAGCGTGTTCTCTTCGGCTGTCATTAGATCGTTGTTAGACATTAGATTACGAGGGCGTGAAAAGGCCCCGAAGGGCCTGGTGGTTTAGTTGCCGGGCTTCTGCCGGATCGAGATGATGAGGTTGGGGAACTCCATCGTGATGACGTTCCCCTCCTCAGTGATGAGTACGGACGGACGGTCAGCAAGCACCCTCGGCGTGTATTCCAACGCATGGGTGTAGAGCTTGGGCCCCTTCGAGCCTTTCCATTCGTAGAGCCAACGAGACCGGCTGCTGCCTTCCTTCGGGGCGGGGAGGCGCACGACTTGTCCTTTTCGCCAAAGGTTCCCCAAGTAGTCTGAGACTCTGTTGGCCGACGCGGCGTGCTCGCGGATTTGCGGCATGTCGAAGAATGCCTGAGCATCCATAGGCTCAGAAGCCGCCTTTAGGGCGGCCTCCAACGCGGGGAATAGTCCTGTTTCGTTGTTACGCATAGTGGTTCTCGGTATAAAAAAATCCCTTAAGTGGTGTACTACTTGGTCGCCTTTCACGCTCGTGGTTATCCGTGTTGTAGGCGAGGTCAGACGTACTGGTTGTCGAGGTAGTGGGGGACCCTCCAAGGCGTGGCTTCCTGGTTCCGTTAAAACCGATCTACCAAACCCCGCTACCTCTTTGTCAGACTAACGATCGTATCAGCAAGTACAAGGCGCGAGAACAACTTCTTGCGAAAATGTTCTGTCGCCAATGGCGCCTCCCAGCTCACGCCGGGAAACCAAACGCCGCCCTCTTTGCACCCGACGATGACACCGACCTTACGTCCCTCAGAATGACGGCTTCTTAGCCAGTTCTTCTGAAGTTCGGAGAGCTCGATGCCAATGATGGTGTCGTTGCGTTTGGGCAACATGATGAACTTGTATTCAATCCACAGGTCACCCGCAGGGCCGCTGTACCAGACATCGGGGATGCCCCCGTTGTACTGGTTGTGGTTTTTCATTCTGTACAGCTCAACCGGCAGGTGCCGGTGAACTGATTGGATGAACGTGTTTTCAGGTGTTGCCATCTTCTTCGACGAGGGTGATGACACCTGCGTCAATCAGGGTCTGCAGCGCCGCAGCAACACTTGGCCCCGCCGGTACGGATGAGGTTTTCGGTTTGATGCCGGCCAGCTTTTCGCCAATGCTGGTGCAGTTGCCATAGCCAACAGAGTCAAGCGCCGCGCGTGCTGCGCGGTTCTTTGCTTCCTCCCCGGAGGCCAATATCGGCCCAGTTTGCTCAGTGATGAGCCGCTTCTCCACCAGGCGCGTGTAACCGATGATGTCGGTCCACGAGTCGATGTAGTCGGGGTCGCCGTTGAGGATGCGGCCGATCTTGTGGGCCACCATCTCCAGGGCTTCCCTCATGTCGTCAGTCATTACGGGCCAGCTCCGGCCCTGTTTCATGACGTCCTTGATGCCCTGCGTGAGGTTGGCGTGGTCGTC